AAGGGACTGGTCAAGCAGTACCACGAACGCGTCCCGTTCGTTAAAGGTCTGATGAATGGCGTGATGAACCGGCTCAACAGTCGGGGCTCAAGCGGTTCTATCCGCTCCATACTGGGCCGCAAGTGCCGCTTTGATCTGTGGGAGCCCGACACGTTCGCCATGAACAAGGCCCTGCCGTACAAAGAAGCCGTGCAAGAGTACGGCGAAACCACCCGTTTGAAGCGGGCATACACCTATAAAGCCCTAAACCGGCTTATCCAAGCGTCCGCCGCGGACATGACAAAGCAGGCAATGGTGAATATTTATGAATCTGGGCGCATCCCGCTCATACAAATTCACGATGAAGTGGCTATGTCTGTGAAAAATCGTGAAGATGCGGAAAGTGTTGCCCATATTATGGAAAATGCTGTACCCTTGGAGGTGCCCAGCAAGTGTGATGTTGAGATTGGTCCTAGCTGGGGTGAAGCAGAGTAGGCTTTACGTTCATATTTTCCTCCCTAAACTGGCTCTGGGCTTTGCTCAGAGCCTTTTTTTTCTCTTGTTTTTCTACAACTTGTCCTATATATTCCTTTACAGAAGGCGTAGAAAGGATCGTCATGGACACAACCAAGTGGAAATCTGTGCTCGTACCGATAGAAGTGTACGAACAGATCAAAGTTATCGCGAAATCTGAAGGACGAACAATTAGCGGTCAGCTTCGGATCATGTGGGAAATCTACAAAGAGCATCAGATCAAGAAGGCTAGCTAATGAACCGGGGCGTAAAGTTCTGGTTGACCCCTTTTTTTGCCTATGGTATGCGATAACTTATATCTACTCTTATACGGGAGAACGTAATGACCCTAGAAAAACACAATATGTTGTATGCAGTGCAGTTCGCGCTTCACGAATACGACGAAACTGGTGCCGTTTCACGGCGCACGATGGAGATGCTCGGCGCACGGGCTATCCTGCTTCGGTATGAAATCGAAGGTGAAATGGCAGAGGCTGTAGAGCTAAACGCCGCGAAGAAGGCCGCAGCCGAAAAGATTGAGGCCGCTAAAAAGGTTCCGCCGCAAGAACCGGTCAAGAAGAATGAGGCGAAAAAAAGGGGCCGTAGGCGGAAATATTGCCTATACTCAGGAGAGCCGCTTACTGGCAAGCAAACGAAGTTCGCTTCAACGGCGTATGCCCGGGCCTACTGGAAGCAGCAGAACAAAGACAAGGTCAAGGCATACAACAAGAAATGGCGGGAAAAGCAGGATGCTTGACGCAGCCTTAGTTTGTCTTGCTACGGCAGTCTACTTTGAGGCAAGGGGCGAACCCTTTGTCGGACAGTCTGCCGTAGCCCACGTTGTGTTGAACCGGGTGGAAGACCCCCGGTTCCCCAACGACGTCTGTTCCGTCGTTAAACAGGGCCCTACCTATTCTTGGAAAACTAACTTTCCAATCCGGAACATGTGCCAGTTCAGTTACTACTGCGACGGCAAATCCGACAAACCAACCGAAGAAAAAGCATGGGAAACCGCGGTCCTCGCAGCCTATGGCGCGATGACTGATCGCACTTATGACCCAACCGACGGGGCAACTCATTATCATGCGGACTATGTCAGCCCGGCGTGGGCGTCAGTCAAATACAAGACTGTCCGTATCAACGATCACATATTCTATAGGTGGGAAAATGATTGAGAAAAAATGTGACGAGTGCGAGGAAAAAGCGCTCACGTGGTCTGGCCGCTGGTACTATTGCTTTGAGTGCTGGATGAAGCGCTACGGCCCGCAATCAAGGAGGTTCAAAAATGAAAACCTGTCCAGAGTGCGGCGGAGCCGGTGAATGTGAATACGAGGTGGCCGTCCCAGCGCCAATGGCGTGGCGTGGGGGCTGGCTGGAAGAACGCATCATGGAATGTCAACTTTGCAACGGAAGCGGAGAAATAGACGATGAATATGATGAGGAAGAATAGAGAACTGCAATACCCGCTAAATTGTTTCGGGAGCCCCGGAGCCATACAGCGCCGGTTAGACATGGGCTGTTGCCCAAAGTGCTGGTGCCATATGAAGGGCTCCAATCATTGCAGTAATTGCAATTTAACTATTGGAGAAAGTCGTGAAGTGCCCAAAGTGCAAAGCAAAGACGGGGGTCTATAACAGCAGGCCACAAGAAAACACCATAAGGCGGAACCGGGAATGCCCTTACTGCAACCACCGGTTCGCCACCATTGAAGTGCTGGCAGAGCCCAAAGTGCGCGGACGACCTAACACGGCCAAACCAAAACGGACTAAAAAGCGCAAACTGACGCCGCGCCATTACCATCAGCGTGAGATCGACCGCATGACTGATGACGAATTACTGGATGCGCTGGAAAAAGGACTTATAAATCCTGAGCAGTTAGGTTGAAAATATATGTTGCAATTCGCATACAGTCGCTTATATTGATACTCGTAAGGCCCCCAAGCTTTACATGTTCCCGTAGTTGGGCCCCGGAGAGAAATCTCCGGGGCTTTTCTTTTGTGTTGACTATGTATAGGATAAGTCTTATATATGAGATGAAACACGGGAGTTTCTTATGCTTATCTACTCAGCCACCAATAAGATTAACGGTATGCAATATGTCGGAGCCACGACTCGGAGCTCACTTGCACCCAGAGTGCGGGAACACTTTAAGTTTGCGGAAAGAAAAACCAGAGCACGGGGATCGTTAGCAAATGCCATACGAAAGTACGGCCAAAAAAATATTTCTTTTGAGGTATTAGAGCGCGTAACCGATATCAATGTTTTAGGCGAATGCGAGAAGAGGTGGATTGACAACCTGAATACGATGTACCCAAACGGGTATAACATTAAGACAGGGGGTATGCCTAAAGAGATGCCTCATGTCAGCCGAAACAAAAGTTACGCCGTTGAAGGTGTGCAATATGACAGCTTAATGTCTTTAGCGAATGCCTATGACATGTGCCATTACAAACTTAGGCATCGTCTGTTGCGCTCTTCTATCAAATGGTCTGTAGAACAGGCGTTGGATCTAGCCCCGCCTCCAAAAAGCAACCCCGTAAAATACAGCAAACCTATAGAGGTAGACGGGCATACCTTTCGTTCAAAGGCCGCCGCCGCTCGACATTATGGTGTTCCGGTAAGAGTTTTTAGAGCAAGACTTGGTAAGGGCTGGCCGTTAGAAGAGGCTCTGGGCATAAAAGAACGACCAAACCAGTGTAAAACGGGGACTACTAATAAAAAACGGCCTCTCAGAAAAACGCGGATCACGGTTCAAGGCGCTGAGTATTATAACGTAGCTCATGCCGCAGAAACTTTCGGAACAAAAGCCGGTCTTGTAACTCAACGCCTCAAGCGAGGATGGACAAAAGAACAAGCTTTTGGTTTAGCCCCGCCGCCGGTTATCAAAAAGAGGGGAATGGAGTTTCTTGGATATTCTTCCATAACAGCCGCGGCAAAAGAAAATAACATCAACACCACCACGCTTTTTCAAAGGCTGAATAACGGCTGGTCACCGGAAGATGCGCTGTACACGCCAATAACTCCAAATGACGGAAGCAGGCGTTGGACTGCTTGACTATGTATGCGACAAGTCTTATATACGGGTTACACCAACTAGGGAGAACCGAATGATTGATTTTGATACCGAAGAGCTCAAGACGATTGAGCGGGGCATGACCATCATGCGTGGAGTTCTGCCAGAAGCGGACGAAGATTGGAAAATCGCGGGCCGCATCCAGCAGATGATTGAGAACAGACCACCGGAGCCGGAAAGCTACCCGCTGCCAATTGTTGTCGTCGATATCATTGACAAGGTCAGTGAACTGTCCACGGTCCTCGGTGCTGTCACCTCAATCCGCGGCGATGGCCGCATGATGGCATGGGCCGGTAAAGACGACTACTGGTTCTGGCTTGTCATTGAGCAGGGCGACGGCAAAAACGATTTCCACGTCCTGATCGACGAATCGCAAGCGCCGGACGATCTTCTTTATAATGCTGTCGGATACTGCGTGTATCACAATATCAAGCATAAGTTCGCCTTCGATGAAGACCGAGAGAAGCTCGGAGTTCTCGGGTGGGGCTTTGATCAGCACATGGGGGACAAAAATGCGTAAGAAAGAAGAGTTGTTCGATATTGCCCGCGACATGGAGTACACTGATGCTGTGGCCGCAGTCTCCAGCGCAATCAACGCGCAAACGTCTACCATTGCAGCCAAGGGCGACTATAGCCGTGAGGCCGTCGAAGCAGCAGAGAAACTGCTTGCGGCGTGGTTAAGGGTGCAACGCGGATGAGTGACGACGAAGATCTCGAAAAGCAGTTCGACTACGCAGGCAACGAAATGAACGCCCTGCTGGACGAAATGGAAAACGACGGGTTCAACACGGGCGCAGTGCTGGGTGGTGCCCTCACCGCCCTCCTGTTCCGGCTCGTCGTCCAAAGCCCTAACGGCAGCACCGCCATAGGAATGCTGTCGTCCGCAATGCACCAAGCGGCAACCATTGCCCGTGCATATGATGCGGAAGAGGAGACCAAGCATTGACGAAACGAATGCCCATGAAGACAGGCGACGAATATGACGCCCTGACAAAATGGAAAAAGTTTCTGCGGTGGAGAGCCGGTCAACGCAAAAAGATAAAACGGCTCTATAATAAAAAAGAAAGACGGTGGCTGGACAAAAATATTTGACAGTCACTTTTTCGTGTCATATGTGTGGGAAAAATCTTATAGGAGGATCAGATGACAAAGCTTAGTGACCACCAAGCAGCAGCCGCGCTGCTGAACCAAGCTATCCACGCCGTCAACGATGTGTGGCTGGAAGCAAACGAAGTGAGTCGGCCTCTGCTTACCGAAGCCGAAAACAAACTTCACGAAGCGCAATCCCTGATGCTAACCGCGAGAATGAAAGATGAGGAACCCGATTAAAATCCGTGACCCGCGGTTCAAGCTGCGGGTTATCAAATCCAAGAAAATCTATTCAAGAAAGGGGCGCAAAAAGCGCCCTTTTCGTTTTCTTTTAATAACCACGCAACAGTCTTCAAGCAGCATGAACGACGGGGGAGGTCGTGTCTGCTACAACTACGGGGTTGATCGGCGAATATATCACCCTTGCTGCCATCCTCGAGCAGCCGGGATGGCGCGTGGCACACGCAGCCCAAGACGCTGTCGATTTAATCGCGTGGAACGGTGACCTGTTCATGCGGGTGCAAGTAAAATCCGCACACCTCAGAAAACAAAAAGACCACCGCCCCGTGTATCAATTTCAAAACGGCGCAGGCCGGATGAAAAAAACCCTGCCAACCCTAGAAAAGTTCGACATCCTCGCTCACTGCGCTATCGACCAACGGCGCGTACACTTCCAAGCCGCCTGCTGCGTTAACCAATACAGCCAACGCCGGGCACCAAGCTGGTTCGACAACTCAATGCTCGAATACGAAAGCTGGAACAAAGCCGTCGAAATCATAAAGGAATCTCGAGGGGTGTGACATAGTGTCGCACCCCTTATTTTGTCGCATATGGTATAAGATAAGTCGCATATGGGATACAGGTTCTAACCCGTTGATATATAATGGAATAATAAGAAGAGCGGCAAAACAAGCCGCCGACGCTGTTTCAAATCGTTAACAACTACGGGAGGTCAGTATGACTGACACCAAAGACTGGGTGCTGCCCAATGGCTTCACCTTCCTCGCTTCCACCGCCGGGCTCTACGGCTCTTGGGCAAAGGCTACCGATCCGGTAACCGCGGCCCGCGATGCTGCTAAAGCTAATAGCTCGTCATACCCACAATGGGTTTCCGTCTGGTACGTGCCAGACGAAACGACAAGCATCACCGGCTTGGGCGGCATGTCTTGGCTACCGGAAACGGCAGACAAGATCGTGCCCATCGGATTCTTTGAGCTGAAACGTAACTCAATGAAACCGTCCCGCGATCCGCGGCTCACGCATCAGGAGTTCATAAAGAACGAGCTGGCGCAATTCGAGCACTCGCACAAGCACTGGAAGGAAGCGCAAAGTCAATAAACACTAGGGCTCCGCTTCGGCGGGGCCCTTTTTTGTTGCGGTATACATATATAGGGAAAAAATTAGAAAAAATAAAAAACACAAAAAATATGGTGTAACTGACGTAACTTATGTAACCGTACTCTGTAACCCTTACTCAGTAACGATTACAGGAGATCAGGAGGGTTACATATTTGGTTACACCTCTATGTTCAAATATGTAACCAAGGAAATGACCTTATGGGGGGTCGCGGGGGTTTTTCAAAAAAATATTTTTTGCTCTATATAAGTAAGACCTGTATTACTATGGGAGTTGACCTTTTTAACTAGGGAATCCTGATGGCAGTAAAGAAGCGAGCATCGAAGATAGACGGCAAGCCCCGTGAAACCCGAGGGCGTCCCCCGGTCACCGTCGCGTCACCTTTGACCCGGAAGCAGGAGCTTTTTGTAAAAGAGCTCGTCAGCAAGGACGGTCAGATCACTTTACGGGAAGCGGCGATTAATGCCGGGTACTCTGATAGCTCTGCTCACACCCGAGCATACGAGCTTACCAACCCGCATATCTCCCCGCATGTTGTGGCGGCAATTCAGTCATACCGTCGCGAGCTCGATGAGAAATACGGCGTCACTTACCAAAGGCACCTCAGAGACTTGCAGCTTATTCGGGACACTGCTTTACAGAACGGCGCTTACTCGGCGGCCGTGCAGGCTGAATACCGACGGGGACAGGCGCAGGGGGATATCTATGTCAGTAAATCAGAGATCCGTCACGGCTCGATAGATAGCATGAGTAAGGACGAGGTTTTGAAGGCGCTTGAGGAGATAAAGAATAGCTATGCCCCGGTCACAATCGACATCACCCCGGATGATGAAAATGCCTCCAATCGCGACAAAACGAGAGGCAGGCTTTTACAAACAGGTGAAGGAAGCAGCGCAGAGGTCGAAGCGGAAGCTTCTTTTGACGAGGATTGAAAATTACATTGGGGCCGGTATTCCGGACCTGATGATTTGTGATGAGAGCGGCCAGCTTCATCTTGTCGAGCTCAAATACATTACTGGCAATGCTGTCCCGCTGCGGCCTAGTCAGGTCGCTTGGTTATCTCGCCATCAACACGCTAGCTGTTGGGTTCTAATAAAGCGCCAGACTAAAGCCACCGAGCCGTCGGAATGCCTTTTGTATCCGGCAGCAGCCGCGGTTGATCTAAAGATGGACGGCATCGAAAAGGTCGAGCCTTTGTTTAGGTGCCCGCAGCCGTTTCACTGGGACACCATTTTTGACTTGATATCTCCCACATAATCCCATATAAACGGGGGACGAAGTAACAACGGGAGATTTCGATGAGTAAACAAGTTCTATATGCCGGGGATCAAATGAGACTTGGCAACACTATTAAGGCGCTGGCGGATATGATCCACATGTTTGAGGTGTTCGATCAAAACGTCCAAGGCAAAGGGGAGTTTTCTGGCGTGGGTGTTTTGGCTCCGATGAAAATCCATAACCACCCGGATAACCCTGAATATAATCCGAATGCCGCTACCCACATGAACGAGGATAGTGATTTTGACAAAATCGAGCGGTTGCGAAAAATCGCTCGGGTTGTTGGTGATATTCGTGAGAAATGGGTGATTGCCTGATGTTCCTGCTCAAAATTTTAGGTCGGCTTTTGTATGGTCCATATTATGATGAAATAGAGCGGCCGGAAAAAACTACGCCGCCGCCAAAATCCCGGCCCCGGAAAAAATAAGAAATTAGGCCCGTTATATTGACGGGCCTTTTTCTTTGGTTTATGTATGGGAGAAATCTCAGTTATTACGGGAGCAATAACAATGTTAAAAACTACAGCCTTGAGCAGCGCAAAAAAGACGGCAGGCTGCGCCGTTACATACCGGGCCGGGAGCTCGGAAAAATTTGGGACCTGTCCGGCCTCTTGTGAATTGAACCCCGAGGGCCGGGGCTGCGGCGAGGGTCAAATAGATTTTGATTATCTCGACGCCGTTTTAGACGCAAAACCCCGCGGCGGTTTTTCGTTTACCTATTCCCATTTTCATCCGCTTTTTTGGGCGCATAAATTGAGCCCTGAAAAAACAGTAATCAATTACAGCGCCGCCGATCCGCAAGCCGCTTTGGTCGCATATGAACTTGGCAACGCTCCGGTTGTTACCGTTGTAAAGCCTGAATACTGGATATCCGCCCCGGCTTATGAGTACGAGCTCGGGGTCGCGGGCCTGCATAAATATCGGCGGGTTTCTGGCGTTCGGATCGTTCGATGCCCGGAAGAATACGGCGCGGTCGGGGGCTGCGCCGACTGCGGCGGCCCGGCGGGCCCGTTATGTGCTCGACTGAACCGCGATTTTATTATCGGGTTTTCAGCGCATGGTGTTAGCAAGAAAAAAGCCGCCACTGATGACCCGGGCGGATGTTATGCAGCGGGCGGCAATACTGCCTTGCACTGGAACGCGACCGCAAATCAGGAACAAAAAGAAACCGACGCCGAGCGCTTGCGGGCTTTTGTTAAAACACTGCCCCGGGGCAGGACGATCCGCCACCATGTCGCGGGAGATATTGGCCTCGATCAATAGGCCCGCAGCCGCCCCCTTATATAGGCCCGCCATCCGGCGGGCTTATTTTTTGGGAAATTAACTTGCACCGGGCGGGATAATGTGGGATAAAACCCATACGGCCCAAGCCGGGCCGCATTTTAACGGGAGCATAAACAATGCAAAACATCATCGAAAACAACACCGCCGCGCCAGTGACTGGCGCATATCAAACCGACGCCCTGCGGCACGGGATCGGGAATAGCACGGTTTCGTCTAATTGGTGGAACCGCCCGGCCGACGAGCGGTTTTTATCCCTCGACGATTTGGTCGCATTTAAAAAGGCCGATGCTGATCAAATGAACAACAAAATCGTAAACACCCACAAAATGCAGGTTATTGGCC